GTTCAATAGTGGGTATGGCCATCGTTATATTTTTTGGGGTTTCGTATTGCTTCAAAATAGATATCCAGGTAAAGGCTTCTTACCGGGTTATCATTAAATAAATAGTCGGTTCTACCCGTCTTTATCTCGGCCATAATATTGTAATGGCACAATGGGCAATGTTCAAGTCCAAGGTGATGCCCAATCTCATGATATACCGCAAATAAAATCTCATATTCATTTGCATCCTTAGAATTTATGGTAATCGTACAAATACCATTTATGTGAGAATGTTCGTTTTTGGCTTCCGGTAAAAACAAAATCTTATTGATTGTATAAAGTCTCTGCCTTACTTCAATGCCTCTAGCCTCAGCCATATCCACATAAGAGTCCAATATCTTCTTAGCAAGTTCCGGACGGTTACTCGCAGTTTTTTGCGCAAAGCTAAAGGCACTCACCAAAAGAAATAAGTAGGTTATTCTTTTCATTTCAATTGTTAGCTGTTTGACGGATCATTTCCCGCTGATTTTTCTCGACCTGTCGTGTCGAAAATTCAAAACCTATCACGTCCGCCTTCCTCTTGAAGCAACTCCGGCAATCTGTCTGAATCAATTTCATCAAGTATTCATTCCCTTCTTCAAGGCCTTTCCCGGAGATAATCCATAGCCTGTCTTTTTGGGCGTTCTGAATTGTGGCATTACCTTCACAAATGGTGATTACCGTAAAATTTCCAATTAAAGAAGGGTTAGCTTCTGTAACCAGTTCCTGAGCCATACAGCTTATGATTGCCAAACTGAATGCGAGTAGTAAGAGTAGTTTTTTCATTTTAGATTATATTTTGCGATTAAAGCAAGTTTTAAATATTCTTCGTCTATTTTGTCTTGGCTCATTTTTTTTTAATCTAATTGAGTTAAATCAAAGGTTAACATCATAATTGCATTAAATCGAGTGTCGTTTAACCCTCCTTTTGTATATAAATAGACGGTATTTCCCTCTTTATATCCGTGTATTGGTCGCAAATCAATATCGCTCGTAATTCTCTTAATATAACTAACGGTTCTTTTATCGTCGCTTACCGTTACTAACGATAAATAAGTAACCGATGGGGTAAAGTTCTCGTCTTGAATTCTGATTATTGCATAATCAATTCCATTTCTTGAAAATGGAAATCTTTGGTCTTGGTCTTCATTTAGCCCAGCGGGTAAATTTAACGTGTTGCTTACCGTTTCTTGTCTTATCCAATTTATCGCATCGTTAGAATAAGAATAACCCCTAATACCGCCCGAGCCGACGTAATGATGCATTACATACTTATAACTACCTAAAAGTTTAGGGTAAACTCTCGCATAACCCAGATGAGTGTCCCCCGCAAGTGGAGGAATAACCCCTCCTTGAGCCGTACTTACTCTATCTGTCCAAGTCATTAAATGAAGCCCAAGTGTACCGTCTCCGAAAGCTGTTGATAATTTTGTGTATTGTGGCGAGCCTAATAATGAATAATATATAAATATAGTGTCTGTTGACAATCCGTTGTCAGCTGTTGGGACTCGAATAAGCCAAGGCGTTTCTTGTTGGGCCCCTCCCGCAATAATAAGCCCCCTTTGAATGAATCCCGTAAAATCGGGCGCGTCCATTTCGCCCCAATAAATACCACCTCCCGAGCTGTTGGTGTGATCTGTTGAATATATGACGAAATAGGCCTTAGTCGTCGCTATTTCAGGCCAATCGACGGACTTCATAACGTTAGGATAATAAACCGAGTCGTTAGTTACGTCCTCCGAATAAAAAACAGGCGAGGGAATGTCCTCTCTTTTTAACCCGAGGTTATTTATTAAATTTTCCATAGCATTTGAAAAAGAAATAGCCTCCGCGTCTGTAAATCCCGAGGCCGCAAAATCCATCATAACAATATCTTGGCTATTTCTCTCGTCGACATAAGCCGCCCCGTTAGCGTACCTCCTTAAAGTGATATTTTTACTATTTGGCAACCCCCCGCTGGTGTAAGCCGTTTCCCCTAATTTGCTACCTTTAAAATAAGTCCTTACCATTTTATCCGATTGAACGGTGCTAAGAAATAACCCTCTCGTTTGCCCCGTTGGGTTTGTGTAGGTAGATTGAATATCATACAACCAACTGAAAGCGGTATCTTTTTTTAAAGACAAAGAAATTGACGCGGGGGCTGTCCCCCTATTAGTATTTTGATATTTGATATTACCCGCGGTATCTTCATTTCTGCTTTCTTTAGAAAGATTATAAAATCCTACTGTAAAATCATTTACGGCTATTCCTGTTATAGCCGAATATTTAAAAGGCAATTCGATAAAAGATTTTTCAGTCGTCGGAATAAGACCTATTTGAGAATATTTCCAGCCATTGTAAAAAACAGCATACTTACCCGCATTTGTAGGGTCTAAGGCGTCGACTTTCGCTTTGTCTACATTTACCCCTAAATATGGATATAAAAATCTCATTTTAGCAAGCCAAGAGCTTGTATTTTTTCCCTCTATAAAAAAATCATTCCAAGCCGACCAAATTTGCGCGCCTGTTTTTACATTCAGTTTGTCGTCCCAGTAAAGAGTATTATCGTTAACGACCCCTAAAACATCTAAATAAGCCGTCGTTTCTGCTTCTGCAATATAAGCTGCAAATGTTGTAGCATTAATAACTGTTGACCAACTAGAATCAGAATTATTAATTCCGTCTCCAATAGCTTTTAATCTATAAAACTTATTGACATCATCTCCTAAGCCTGTATGTTTATAAGTAACTGCATCGGGGGATAGTGTGATTAGATCAGACCATCCTGTAATACCATCATCACTTACTTGTATAAGTATTCCTTGTTCTTGTGCCATATTTTATGAATTAGTGTCAGTCCAATTTAATTGTATTTCATTTTGTGCTGCCGTTGCACTCTCTCCTGTAAGTGTGCTTAACTGTGGTAAAGAAGTATTATTTGTCAGTAGATAAGCGTTTAAATCTGCCTGAGTAGTAAAAGCGGGGTGTGCCCCGTATTGGTCTTGTGTTATTGGGGTGAATGCGGATTGCTTTCCATTCCAAGTCGCTTTTTCATCATAGGTAACAAAACTGTTGTTTGCATCCTGAAATATCGTATCTGCTAATTGTGTCCCCGTATGGTTTTCTCTATTTTTTAAATTTGCATCGGTATCATTAGCAGTTGCATCTACCGCGATTCCATCAAGTTTATTTTTATAAGCCGTAGTAAAGGATTCACCGCTCAAAGAGAAGGTCATGGAATCATTAGCATCGTCATAAAAAACGTTTATTCCAGTTCCAGATGCAGAAAAACTACCTACAATATCCTGGACCTGTTCATTTGTCAAAGTAGCGCCGCCGGCCTGGGCAGTAATTGAAATATTTCCGTTTACATCATCGTAAACAACCGAAACATTGGTTTGCGTTCCAGCCTGAAACAAGGCCGCAACTATATCTTCTATCTGCTCGGTTGTCTTTTGGGTTTTCCACTCAGAACTCCCTAATTCGGCATCTACAGCAGCTACAATCTCTGCCTGTGTTTTATTTAAACTATTTGAATAAGCATTTGCGGCCTGTTCCGCGGCATCGGCTTTGCTTTGCGCCCCGGTTTTAGTCTCTAAATCTGTCGGTTTGTTTAAAACTTGAGTCCAATCTATTTGTGAGTTGGTTATATCTACATAAGAAGCCTCTAAGGACCTGTCATTTCCGTTGTATAAGTATGTGTACTTAACTCCGGTATCTGTAATTACAATTGCGTCCCCTTCATCAAAAGTGTAAGAATTTACATTTACCACAAATGCCGATAATGAAGTTTCTGCTGCTACGACAACATTTGTTATCGCGTATTGCGGAATTTGATCTATTGCTACTTTTCCCGTTAAAGGATCTAAATCGGCTTTTAAATCTAAATCTGCTTGAAGTACGTTCAGATTGTATGCTGCCAGTTTTTCCTTCTCCGGCAAACTAAAATTCTCCTGGGAAAACCCATAACCTTCTCCTGGTGCATCGGCCTTGGCTATTAATGCTTCGGGAAGGTTTTCTATTTCAGCGATTTGATGAAACTCCGGGTGTTGGTAATTCTCCAGGCCATTCAGCTTATTTAACAGCGCCAAGGTTAAATCATTTGTACTTAATCCCTTTCCCGCAACTTTTGGCTGAAGCTTGCCCAATTCTGTAGCAAGATCCTGAATAAATGAGATGGGTTTGGAATTTGGAAATACCGGAAAGGCAACACTTTCCGAAACGCCCTCTTTATCTAAAACAGTCATCCCCGTAATGGTTCCTCCAACATCTTTAGTATAGGACTCAATTATTTTACCTTCTATCTTATGCCAGAAGCTGTCCAGCATATTAAAGAACTTGTTCCTTGTGGCTTCATCCTCACAAGTGATGTATTGTTTCAGTATTTCTTTTGCTATAACACTCATTATTCAAATAATTTGCAATAGTTACAATTGCCTTCAGTAGGCAAATCTTCTTCAATAATAGCCGTTGCGGGTTTTATTCCATTATCCGCATAGTAATCCCTTATACTTGTGCTTTCTACTTCAATCTCCGGCACTTCAATTTGTTGTCCCGGTACCAGATCACTTGTAATGCTCAACCCATTGGCCAATGCCAAATCAAACACATGGGCCACACTGCCATAAACCTGAATGGAGATGTCAAACAATGATTGGTTATGAAGTACTGTTACCATTATTGATGTTTCTTTTTATAAGCGTCGAACTCCTTTTTAAGAGAGCTGTATTTGTTTTTCCACATTTCCTGATCCTTCTTTACTTGCTCCAGTTGTAGGTTTAGATTCGCAAATTTTAGATCGTATTCATTCTTTAGAAAAACGTAACGTCCTTCATATTGGTTTTTCAAATCTGTCAAGGCCTCCTGATATAGATCTATAATAGATTTACTATAATCTGCTTTCGAGGATTTGCGTTTCCAGAACCAGGCGAAGAAGCCAGCGAGGCCTCCCGTAATTGTGCCGCCTAGAAGCATCCCAAAATATTCGCGTATAAATTCACTCATTGTAACTCATTTTAATCTTGTTCTTAATTTGCTCATAGTCTTTCCCGTCCAGCTTCATTTGTATTCTCAGCGTACGTTCAAGCCTCGGGTCGTTGGTATTGCTTCTTACTTTGGTCACCAAATTTGCTCCCACTACAGGATGCTCTTTCCACTCTCCCTGGTTACTGGAGAGGATCAGTGCAACTTCCTGCATTTCGCTTTCGCCCACAGCAAAATCACCGTTCACTATCTTCAGGTCGTTATTTTCATCTAACAGGATATCTCTCATTATTCGCTTGTTAAAACACTATTTAACCGGAGTTTAAAGGCTGCGAATTTTGGGGCTTCGAATGCCATTCCATTCTGTGTAAAAACCTTTAATACTTCATCGTTAAAATCGTTCATGATCTCCAGTAAATCTTCATCACCTTTTTTTATACGCACTCCTTTATCTTTAACCTGGAGTGTGGTTAATTTGGCATTCACTTCAATCTCATCGTAAGCTTCACAATCTATGATATAGCAACCGGCACTATTATTTATAAGTCCTATGAGGGCAAGTGAACCCGGTTTAGGTTTTTTATAGATAGATCCGAGACCCAACAAAACATCCTCATAAGGCAGATCGTTCGCTTCTCCTATGGCAACCATTGTCTTATCCTCCCAGTTCACCGATTCTACTTTAACCCATTCTGTTTGAACAGGGATTTGGCGTTTTGCCTTTTGGTCTATCAAACTTTTAAACTCCTTAATTTTGTCCATCTGCTACTTTTTTATCAAGGCTTAAAAACTGGTGATATTTTGCATCGTCTGTAAATTGTTTTTTAACCGATTTTATCCGATAAACTCCATTCCTGTTCGGGTACATCTCGCTAAAGATATCGGCCTTCATCCCATGTCTCATGCTTGGAATTCCAAATATTTCAATATCGCCGGTATAGCCATCTACTTTGCTCTTCTCATAATCCAGTTTTGCAAGCTTTATCAATTCGGCTTCTACCTGAATATTGTAATAACTAAGGGTTCTTCTTACCCCAAATTCATCCCCGTATTCAGCCTTTAATTTCTTGCCTTTTGGCGTGGTAGAAATCGCAATTATCTTTAAAAGGATATCCTCTTTTAAGCGATATTGTAAATTATTATCTACAACATTTCGGTTAAAATCTAACTTTTTAGGTGGCTCTGTATCGTCAGAATATATTTTCCCTACTACCAGCGTATCTCCTTTGAAATAAGAATAAATATTAGCCTCCTGGAGAAGTTCAAGAACTTGAGCTGCGGAGGTATCCGGAAATCGCTGTTTACTTATTTCAATATCTGCGACATCGGTTGGGATGCCTTCAGGAATAATTTGTTTTATTAAATCGGCCACTTTATTTGTCTTCATTGCCACATTCACATTATGCCTTTTTAAAAGATACATGGCATCATCGCACTTTATTTCCAGTGGAATATCCGTATTTACCGAAGTGATATAACCCGAAAATTCTTTAATGAGTTCTCCGTTATAGCCTAACCAGATCTCTACAGGATCCCCGTTCCTGAATATTTCCCTGGCGTGTTCCATCAGTCTTTTTTTTCCAATCATGATGTTTCGTGGGAGTGTGATTCTCGCAGTATCTGTCAGGGTTTGCCAGGAACTCTCGATCCAGACCCCATTAAGCCGTCTTATAATAAGTTCGCTCCTATTTTCCCTTGCCGGAAATACCAGTTTTGCGTTCATTGCTAAGACCATATCAATGGGTTATTGGTTGAAATCACTTCATCACTTATCGCCCTTATTGTAAATGGCACTAAATTGGGCCTTCCCCTTTGTGGTACCGGATTAAAATCTTCAATAAGAATACTATGGATCTCCCGGGAAAGAAAAATATCAGAACTCACTTCTACCGCATCTGCCAGATCGTCCCATTTTACCATTTGATCTTCCTGGCTTTTTGGGGAAACAAATCCTTGTGGATGTCCGGGATCAGGAATAAAAAAACCGTTGATGGTAATTTCATAATCCGTAAATCCAAAGATCTCTTTAACCGTGCTGTACCCACCGTTTATTTTTGTTTTACTGATCACCTTTGGCCTTCTGAAGCTTGCTACACAAGTTGCAGGTAGCTGAAATTCCGACATAGCTTTTTTTGAAATCTTCCCGTTTTCCCTGTCAAAATATCGATAGGTGCCCGCGAGAAATGTTATAGGAAATAAGATTGGGGTGCCTAGGTGACTCAGCTTTGTAGCTTCCTCAAGGCTCTCCACAATTTCAATCCCTGAATACAGGCCATTAGGATCCTGAGGCAGATTACTGCCCAGATCTGGCCGGTACATTTTTTCGACCTTTAAACCAAAGGCCTCCAGAAATATATTTGGGATCCTATAATCCATTAGCTTCCTTGCATTATCAGGGCATCTTTTAGCCCATCGTTCATTCTTCCTACTATATAATCCAACAACTCGTCTTTACGCGCCCAGAAATCCTTCCCATCGGCAACATTGATGCTGTTGGTAACATTTAAAGTCATATTTACAATCTTCGCGCTTCCCTGGGAACTGCCTCCTCCACCTTTTTTACCGCCTCCGGCAACTGAAGATGTACCATCAAGCCCTCCAAAGTTTTCGCCCGTGGGTGTAAACTTATAATCGTCATATGTCTTCCCGGACTTCTTTTTATCCTGGTCGTTCGCAAAAGATGCTGCACCTTCTTTGGCACCTTCTTTATATGCACCGGCAATTCCATTTTTAAGTTTCCCAAAGGCTTTAGATCCGGCTTCAATGCCAATCATATCACCTACGGCATCTTTACCGGTTTGCCAGGCATCTTTCCAGTCGCCATCAAAAAATTGCATTACCGCTTTTCCAAGCCCGGTTATGCCTGAAAGCAATCCTTTTATCCGGTCTATTACGTAGTCTTTAATGACTTCCCCAAATAGTTTGATCGTTTCCCAGGAGCCGTGTATCACTTTTCTAAAACCTTCAAATTCTGTATAAGCCCAAATAATCCCCCCAACCAGTGCGGCTATTCCCGCAACTACAAGTCCAATAGGATTTGCGGTTAATGCAGCGTTCCATAACCATTGCCCTGCGGTTGCTATTTTTGAAGCTGCTGTTTGCAACCAGGTAACTTTGGTAAGTTGTGACACTATGGGAATCATGGAGGCA